GGTACGGACGACCCCGAAAAAGGGCTATTTTTTATTAAAAAAAATCACTGTGCACTGTGCATTTTGGGGGTGTCATTTTGGGCGTTGAAAAGCAGGTGAAAATGATTGGAGATGTCTTATGTATCAGCGCTTCCTGCGCTTCTGACCTGTATGGCGTTCACCGTAACACACTTGCACAGTGGGTGAAGCTTGGAATGCCCAAAGCGGGAAGCGGATGGTACCCTCTCAAGGCTAGTTTTGATTGGGTGATGGATTACCGTTTGGGCGGCGAGGATGATCCGGAAGGCGAGGAGCCAAAAACCGACGCTGCCCGGAAACTCCGGTACGAAGCGAAGCTGAAAGAGAAGCAGGCAGAAGCTGCTGAATTGAAAAATGCCATTGCAAAGGGCGAATACATCAAGCGCGAGGAAGTCATTTCAGAACTTCAGCGCTTTTTTACTACGCTCAAACGGTCCATGATTGGATACAGTCGCCGTGTGGCAATGGAGGTCGCACCATTTGTGGACCCGGAGACGGTCCGGGTCATAGAACAGAACATTACGGATACGACGAATGCTGTTTTACAGCAAATGTCCGTCCGCGGCGTGTATCATGCCAAAAAAACAAGGAAGTAAATGGCCGGACTGGCTCACCGAAGCTTTTCAAGTCTTGCGACCGCCGGAAAAGCTGACCGTATCCGAATGGGCAGACCGTTACCGGGTGCTGGACAGTAAGTCATCAGCCGAACCAGGGCAGTGGTCTACAGACAGGACCCCGTACTTGCGTGGGATTATGGATGCTTTTACAGATCCACGAGTTGAGGAGATTATATTCCTGAAGCCAACACAGGTTGGCGGTACGGAATGTATGAATAACATGCTCGGGTATGTAGTTGCCCAGGACCCGAACCCAGCTCTGGTGTTGTATCCAACCAAGGAATTGGCTCAGTTCACATCTGAAAACAGGCTACAACCCATGATGGAATTGAGTCCAGCATTAAGCAGCAAGTTTAAACCTGGCAACTCCAAGGATTTGGAATTGCAGTTTGACGGGATGTATACCGTTATCGCAGGGGCAAACAGCCCGGCGACGCTCTCCAGCCGGCCGATTCGTTTTCTTTTCATGGATGAGGTGGACAAGTATCCGCGTACAGCCGGGAAAGAGGCGGATCCGCGATCCTTGGCGCGGGAGCGTACCAAAACCTTCCCATTCAACAAGAAAATTATGCAGACTTCTACGCCTACGGTCCGGACGGGTCCGATTTGGCAGGCGTGGGATGGAGCCGACATAAAACTGGAGTATTATGTGCCCTGTCCTCACTGCGGACAGTATCAAACCTTCAAGTTCAAGCAAATCTTGTTTGATAAAACGCTTGACGCGGAGGGAGTGAGGGGCGCAGCCTATTATCAATGCGAGCATTGCCAAGAAAAGATCCGGGATGCTCATAAACCGGGCATGCTCCGTGCGGGGGAGTGGCGAGATCCGTCAGGAGAAACCAAGCTGCGCCGCAAGACAGGCTTTTGGCTGAACGCCATTTACAGCCCGTGGGTGCGGTTTGGTGATGTGGCTGCCGAGTTCATGACTTCAAAGAAAACGCCGGAAGAGCTTATGAACTTCATCAATTCTTGGCTTGCAGAGTGCTGGGAAAATACCCAAATCAAGCTGAATAGCAGTAAGGTGCTGGAGAAGAACAGCGGTTATGATGAGGGTGTTGTTCCTGATCGGACTATTCTACTGACCGGTGGCGTGGACGTTCAAAAGGACCGGTTCTATTACACAATCCGCGCATGGGGTGAAGGGATGGCGAGTCAGAACATCCGGCACGGCGTCGTTGAAACTTGGGCGCAGATTGAAGACGTGATGAATATTTCCTACCTGGACCGCGAGGGAAACGAGTATTTCGTTAACCTCTGTGCTATCGACTCTGGTTACAATGCTGATGACACCTATACGTTTTGTGTAAACAACAGCGAATGGGCGGTGGCGATCAAAGGATCTAATACTCCGCTGCCGAGTAAATTTAAGCTATCCAAAATTGACCGCGAGGAACGAGGCATGTACGGCATATCCCTGTACCACGTCGATGGTGGATACTACAAAGATTTCATTTTCAACCGTTTGGCTCGTCAGAACGAAGAGCCGGGCGGTTGGTTTGTTTATAGGGATTGCGACCTTGAATATGCAGAGCAGATCACCGCTGAGGAAAAAGTCATCGAAAAGCGCGGTCAGAAGGAATTTGAAGTATGGCGGCCCAAAACAACGCACGCAGATAACCATTATCTAGACACCGAAGTATATGCAGCATTCGCCGCTGACTGTTTGGGCATCCGCTATATGCGATATGAGGAAAAGCCCGAGCCTAAACCAACTGAAGCCAAGCCACCAGCAAAACCAAATTCATGGGTGGCAGGGGGAGGATCATGGCTATGACGCCGGAAGAAAAATTATCGCAACTTAAAGAAGAGCTTGCCGAGGTTCAAGCGGCCATCAGGGCCATACTTACCGGGGCGCAAGAATACTCCATTGCTAACCGTTCGCTCAAGCGGGCCGATTTGTCCACGCTGTATGCAGAGCGAGACCGGCTGCAGAAGGAAATTGATGCTTTGGAAAGCGGGACAGGGATGTTCCGAAAAGTATATTTTGAAGGGAGGTGAACGTCATGAACTGGCTTGACCGTTCTATAGCCGCTGTCAGCCCGCGTTGGGCTTATAAACGTATGGCCTGGCGCACAGGGATGGACGTCTTTGACGCCGGAAGCCGCGGGCGGCTCAATCATAACTGGAACCCATCCCAGGCACCAAACGAACAGAAGAAGGCCGCTGAACGTTCCCTTATTCGTGCAAGGGCACAGGATATGGAGCGTAACAGTGATATAGGCGGGGCGATCCTGTCCGCATTTGAGCGGAATGTGGTCGGTACTGGCATCATGCTGCAGGCCAAACTGCCGCATGACTTGCCCGGTAACGCCAATGGGGAACTGAATCAGCGCATTGAAAAGCTTTGGAAAGAGTTTTGTAAAGCAAAAAACGTGGATATTACCGCCACACAATCGCTTGAAGAAATCGAAGAGATGATCATCCGGCGTTATATCGTTGATGGCGGAATTTTTTTAGTGAAAGTCTATGTTGAGGATGAAAAATTCCCCTTCAAACTTCAAGTCCGATCAGTGGATGAATTGAATACGTTGGTCACACCAGGGAAGGGGAATCGGATCGTTGAAGGCGTGGAGATTGATCAATATAACAGGCCGCTAGCATACCATTTCAAGGATACAGATGGATACTACCTGAACCCTGTCAAGACGATCCGAATCCCGGCCAAAGACGTGATTTTCTTGTATAAAAAGACTTCGCCCCAACAGGTACGAGAGGTATCCAACCTGGCAACGGCTTTGCCGCGTGTCAAAGACGCGAACCAATTCATTGAGGCGATATCCATCAAAGAGCGTGTACTTGCCTGCTTGTCAGTCTTCATCAAAAAGGATGTGCCATCCGGCGGACTGGGGCGCGGAGTGCGAACCAGCAGCGATACGATAGATTATTCCGGGGTATCACTTGCTCCGGGGATGATTGGCGAGTTGAATCCCGGTGATGAAGTCCAAACGGTCATCCCGTCCGGTCAGGCATCGAACGCCAAGGAGTGGATTACTTCGTTGATCCGGCTCACATCGGCAGGCATAGGCTTGAGTTATGAAGCGGTATCGCGTGATTTATCTCAAGTGAACTATTCTTCTGCCCGGCAAGGATTGCTTGAGGACCGAAAACTGTACAAGAAGCTGCAAAAAATGATGATCGAACGGGTGTTAACCCCGATTTATTTGGAGTTTTTAGATGCGATGGTCCTCACCGGGCAGTTGGATTTGCCCAAATACCAGCAAAATAAAGAACTGTACACGGCTCATGTCTGGATACCGCCGGGCAGCAGTTGGATTGATCCGTTGAAGGAGGTGAACGCGAACAAGGCAGCCATTGAATCCAACCAGGACACACTGGCCCGCATTTGTGCCGAGCGCGGCGAAGACTGGCGGGATGTGGTGGCTCAGCGTGCCGCCGAAATTAATTTAATTAACGAGTTGATTGGAGAACGAACGGGGAAGGAGGAGGAAACTGTTGAGAAGGAGGAATCAGACGATGAAAAAGAGGACGAACCTGCCGACGACGCTGCATAGGGCAGACGGACCTGCAGAAAATCAGTTTTCCCGCACACTAACATTTAATCGGGCGAACATTAACGAGGAAGCCCGGACCGCTGAGCTATCGTTTTCGTCTGAAGCACCTTATGAGCGATATTTCGGCAGCGAGATTTTAAGCCATGACCCCGGAGCGGTTGACCTGCAGAGGCTGACCGATGTCGGGGTTTTGTTATTTGCCCATGGCCGCGACGCGAATTATGGCCGGATGCCGATAGGCACAATTGAGCGTGTCTGGCTGGACGACAGCCAGAAGAAGGCGCGAGCTATCGTTAAGTTTGATGACGATGAAGCCAGTGAAAAAGTGTGGCAAAAGGTCAAAAAAGGTGTAATCAAAGGCGTATCGGTTGGGTATTCAGTCAGCAGTTGGGAAGAGGTCAAAGCAGGAAAGACATCTTCGAATGGCCGTCATACCGGACCGGCTTATGTCGCCCTCAAGTGGCAGCCGTTTGAAATCAGCGTTGAACCTACACCAGCCGATCCGTCGGTAGGAGTAGGGCGCAGTTATAACCAAAATGAGAGCGAGGACGAGAAAATGAATGGATTGAAAATGTTGAGTTTGGCGTCTCAGGGATTGCTCCATGCGCCTGATACGGGCAGCGGAGCAGGCGGAGGCGCAGCAGCTACACCACCAGCACCGGAAGGAACTGGAGTTCGCGCCGCTGTGCCGCCTGATCCTGCTACAGTCGCCCAACAAGCAGCGGCTGCAGAACGCACGCGAGTAACGGAAATTAACGCACTGTGCCGTAATTTCGGGGTCGACGCCACCACATATATCGAAGACGGCAGTTCTATTGATGCTGTTCGTCAGGCTATTTTACAAAAGCAGATTGAGGAGCGTAAGCCGCAGGCATCCGCTGTACAAGTGACGGTGGAAGAAACGGACAAATTCCGCGCAGCGGCCTCAGACGCCCTGTTGATGCGGGCGGGCAGAGGTGTTGATAAACCTGCACCAGGAGCGCCTGAACTGCGCTCATTGCGTCTGCGTGATTTGGCCGTTGAATGCTTGGTTCGCGCCGGGGAGCAAGGGGCTCATTTACTGCGTGACGAGGACCTCCTGCGCCGTGCTCTGTCGCCCGATTCGACTTTCCAAGGCATTATCTCTAATGCAGCCAACAAAACGCTGTCACAGGCCTACCAAGAGGCCCCAACCACGTTCCAATACTGGACAGGCCGAGGCAGCAACTCCGATTTTAAGGCTGCGGAACACTACCGTATCTCAGAGGCCGGTAATCTGGAGCTCACGCCACAAAATGGCTTGATTCCCTATGACGGGCCGATGAAAGATGAAAAAGTCACCAAGGCGGTACTGACTTACACTAAGCGGTGGGGCTTTACCCGTGAAGCCTTTATCAATGACGATCTGGGCATGTTGTCCAAAGTGCCGGCAGCCTATGTTATTGCTGCAAAACGTGGTATCAATGCCCTGGTGTATAAAATGTTGGCTTCTAACCCGGTGATTTTCGACGGCAAAACCTTGTTCGGTACCGATCATAAGAACTTGGGAACCGGAGCGGGTATCAATACCGCGTCCATGTCCGAAGGGCGGACCATGATGAGAACGCAAAAAGGACAGCGTGGTCTGGCTACATTGAACATTGCGCCGCAATTTTTGCTCGTTCCGGCAGCACTTGAAACTGATGCGAACCAATTTGTGCACAGCGATGCAGACCCTTCCGGAAAGCATTCTGGTGTAACCAACGTTTTCCGCAACTCTCTGAATGTTATTGTGGACGGGGAGCTGGACCAATACTCTTCTGCAGCATGGTACATGGCGGCAAACCCTAATATTGCGGATACCATTGAGGTCACTTACCTGCGCGGGCAGGAGGAGCCGACGCTCGAAACGGATATTCCGTTTGACCGGCTGGGCTTGGACTTCCGGATTTACTTCGATTACGGCGTTACTGTTCTTGACAGCCGCGGCTTGTTTAAAAACCCCGGTGCGGGTTCAAGTCCGGAGCCGGATAACGGAGGGGCCACAGAATGATTTTGAGATCAGCACTTAATTATGCGGGTAGGTTGTATGAGGCCGGGGACAATGTAACCGGCCAGCTTCCGCTGGATATGATTCGGGCCCTTCAAGCAAACGGGGTTCTCGAAGCTCCCGCTTCTTCCTCTGAACAGGTCGATAAAGCAGCTGGTAATGTGCCTGCTGCTGTATCCGCCGCTGAATTTGGCCAAATGGCGGCGGAGGAGCAGAAAAAGCTGCTTGAATCTTTAGGATTGGAGCCTTCCAGCAACAAGGAAAAGCGCCAGGAGCAGTACGAGCAATGGCTGAGCGATCATCCCGCGAGCCAGTAAAAAGGGAGAGGGATGCTGTGAGTCTGCGGGAACAGATTGTAAATGACGTTGAAAATGTCTTTTTCAACATTTCGGAGTTCTCAGAACTCCATACGGTAACCACATACACGGAT